CTTAGTCCTTCTACTAGTCCGTCAGTCAGTCCCTCTACTTCTCCTTCATTGAGTCCGAGTCTTTCTCCGAGCATCTCGCCATCTCTTTCTCCGTCTATCAGTCCGTCTGTCTCACCAAGTACTTCACCGTCAGAAGAAGAACCCCTTTTCTTACAAACAGATCAATGGCTTATAATAACAGAAGTCAGTGCTTCAGTTTCTCCTTCATTATCTCCTTCTGAAAGTCCAAGTTTAAGTCTCTCTGTCTCCCCTTCAATAAGTCCAAGCATGAGTCCTTCCACTTCTCCATCGACATCACCGAGTCCTTCAACATCTCCTTCGGCTTCTCCATCACTCAGTCCTTCTGTTAGTCCCTCATTATCTCCTTCTGTCTCACTATCACTTTCACCTTCTACAAGTCCTTCAATAAGTCTTTCAACTAGTCCGAGTCTTTCACCAAGTCTTTCACCATCAGTGTCGCCCTCAGTAAGTCCTTCTCCTTCAGCATCTCCAAGCTTAAGTCCCTCTGTTAGTCCGAGTACATCTCCATCGCCATCATCCTCTCCTTCTATTAGTCCTTCATTAAGTCCAAGTGCATCTCCTTCTGTAAGTCTGTCTAGTTCTCCTTCATCTTCTCCTTCAGTCAGTCCTAGTTCTTCACCAAGTACCTCTCCTTCTACCTCACCAAGTTTATCTCCAAGTCTCTCACCAAGTTCATCCCCTTCAGCTTCTCCTTCACCATCATTAAGTCCAAGTCTTAGTCCTTCAGTCTCACCGTCGGTAAGTGAGTCAGCAAGTCCAAGTGCTAGCCCATCAGCTCCATATCAACCAACAATAAGAATATGTAAACAGAGGTCGACTCTACACATAAAATCAACAAAACCAAAAATTGGGATGAGGTCTTATGACTTTCTCCCAAAATGTGATATAATAACAAAAAAAATAATAATTAAAATTAACGATGACATAAGTCCGAAAATTAAAATCGTATGAAAACATTATATATTAGTAATCAAGATCTGACAGCAGAGAAAAAGAGTACATTTCTGTCAGCAGATGTCTCTTCAGGAAGTTCGACTTTGACAGTCGAAAGTATCGTTGGTTATGCAATTGATCAGAATCTTTGTATCGGTGAGATTGGTGAAGAGAACTCAGAGATTGTTCATACACATGCTGCGACATCACCAACAGGAACAACAATTACATTATCTGCAGCATTGACATTTAGTCACAACAGAGGAACAAAAGTCTATATTATAGATTTTGATCAAATCGAAGTTTCTTGGTCAGCAACAACAACAGGAACAAAGACAGTACTTGCTACAATTGAAGTTCAATCAGATCAACTTGAGACAATCTACAATGATAGTACTGAGACAACAGGTTATTACTTTTCTAGATTTGTCAATAGTATTCCGACACCTGACACGTATTCAGATTACTCAGATCCTGTTAGTTACAGTGGTTATGCTGATAATACTGTTTGGGCAATTAAGAATAGAGCACTAAATGATCTTGGAGAAGTAGTAGATGGAAAAACAATTAGTGATTCATGGCTCAATGACGCTTTATGGGAAGGACGGAGAAGTCTTGACAACGATAAACAAATTACAAAGTGGTCATTCAGAATCAAGAGAAATGCTAATATTGGATCGATCATTCCTGGAATATATACATTAGCACTACCTTCAGATCTTAGAAAACCAAATACAAGTGAACATATTTTATCTCTAAGAGTCGGAGAAAGAGGACAGCCTTTGTCATACCAAGATATCAATGACTTTAATGAGAATTATGAAGGTGTTGTACATACGACTCTTAATGGAGCACTTCTTACAGGAGATACTTCGATTGTTCTTACAGATTCAGGAGACTTTGATGAAACAGGAGATATTAAGATTGCTGCTGTCTCTGTCGCTACAACGATTGATACAGTGACTTATACAGGAAACACCGAAGCAACAAACACACTAACAGGAGTCACAGGAATTCAAGCTGCTGGACATACTACTGGAAGAGATGTCTGGCAACATTGTAATTTTGGTCTTCCTAATACTTATACAGTCGATGGTGAAAACAAACAACTTGAGTTTGATGTCCCTTTTGACGATGACTATGCTGGAGAGAACATCTATATGGATTACTACACTGTTCTTCCTGCTTATGACTCAGATACTGATGTTTTAGACGAACCTGAGTATGATCTCTTTGTCTCTTGGTTAAAATGGAAGATTAAATACAAATTGAGTGGTGGCAAACTTAAACAAAAAGAGGATCCTGATTATGCAGAGTGGCTCAAAGGCAAAGACGACTTAATAACTAAAGAACGATTGGGACAAGATGTCTCATTCACATTATAACTATGGAACTTCATCCAGAATCATTCGAAAACAAGCAGTATAGTTCTCCGATCACTCTGACTGATATGAGCAACGGATTCATTTGTTCAGGAGCAGTTGCTGAATCAATGATTCCGAACACTGTCGTCACTGAGAGTCTCAACTTTGACTTTGATAGAATCGGTTGTGCTACTCTAAGAAAAGGAACAACTCTTCTGGGAAACAAGATCTCAGCAACAGATCTCTTAGGTCTCTATGAGTTCAGAGACAGTGGATCAGGAACAAATAATGCACTTATTGCAGTCAATGGATCAAAAGTCTATCGTCTTAATGGAACAACTTGGACATCATTAAGAGATGTTAGCAGTGGATGCAAAGCAGAGTTTACGACTTATCTAGATTATACCTTTATGGTCAATGGTACAGATCCGACAATGACATGGGACGGAAATCCTCTTAATTCATTTGGGTCAACTAATGCAGCATCTGCACCAGTTGGGATCGATATAGAAGTCTTCAGAAACAGAGTTTGGATTATAAACAGTGAAGATAGAGTCTATTATTCAAGTCTACCAGATGAGACTCTTCACTCGATCACTTGGTCAACGGACACTTGGTGGATTGATATCAGTCCTCAAGATGGTGACAATGTCGTCAAACTCCAAAGAACAAAAACAGCACTTTTAGTTTTTAAGAGAAACCATCTCTATAGAATCTATTCAACACAAGAGACTGAACCAGATCCGAAGATCAATGTCGGAACGTATTCAGGACGCAGTGTAGTAGAAGCATCAGATGGTATTTACTTCCATCATCCAAGTGGAATTTATCGTTACAATGAAGGGGTCGTAGATCGCTTATCTCAACCAGTCTCAGATTTTATTGAGAATGTCACAGTTGCAAATTACTCAAAAGTTACTGGCTGGGAAGATGGAGATCATGTTTACTTTGCTATTGGAGATGTCACTGTCAATGGGGTAGCATACACGAATGTCGTTCTGAGATATACAATCTCAACGAAAGTCTGGACAGTCAGGAGTTATCCTACTCAATTTATCGTCTCAAGCAAATACAATGATGGTACAACACTCTTTAATCTGATTGGAGATGAGAGTGGAAATGTTCAGAAGATAAATGTAGGAATAACAGATAATGAAACTCCAATCTTCTACTCATTGATTCAAGGACCTAAGACATTAGATGGATCATTTGCTACAAGAAAACATATCTCTCAGATGTCTGTTCTTCATGAAAAAGCTCAAGGGACATTGATTGAATGCAAAGTCGATGATGATAGTAATAACAAGTTTCGGAAGATCTATCAGATTAATGAAGGTATCTCAAAACCGTTTACAACAAACATAAGAGGCAATAAGATTTGGTTTAGAGCATCAGGAACATCAGTCGGTGAACCTTTTGCTCTCAGTGGTTATGAGATCTTAGAAGTTACTAGTGAATTAATTATATGAACGATCTATACGCAGTTTTTGATAAAAGTTTATTTAGAATTGTAGAATCAGGAGTTGCTGTCTCATCAGATATTGATCCCGATAGAGTCATCACAGGAGCGACAATTGCTACTCTTGCTCAATCAATTGGTTCAATTGCTTCTAAAAAGACAGAGTTTACTAATGAAGAAACTGGATATATTTTAGGAGTCGATGAGGGAACACCAAAGTTTTACATAGG